ATATCATTGACAACATCAGCAGTTCCTAAGATAGCCATATCTGCTACAGCATCTGAAGTACCTAATCTACCTATCTCTGTGGCTTTACCAGCTACAGTACCTATATCCGTTGCATCAGCAGCAACAGTATTAATATTAGTTGCATTACCAGCTACAGCTGTAACATTAGATGCAATACCACTTACTGTAGTAACATCACTAGCAATACCAGCAACAGTTGCTACATCTGTAATTGATTGACTAAACTCTAAAGCATTACCAGAACTATTAACTGTAAGTATTTTATTAGCTACTAACTCAGGAAATGTCAGGTTAAATGCAGTTGATGTAGATATTTTAGCTTTTGGAGAAAATAATATATCTCTCTCATTTTGCTGAATCATAGCAATAATTTTGTCTAGTTCAGTATTAAGTGTTTCTATAGGGAATGTACCAGATACAGGGAAATCAGAAGTTCTAGATACAGCTAAGTTTCTAGATATAGTATATTTATCATTAACAGTAGCTCCACCACCTAATGTAATAGATCCACCACCTGATACACCAGCACCAGTAACAGAATATTGTGCAGCACTAGAAGGGCTAGATGCAAGTGTTAGTGTAGTATCTGCACCATTAGATACAGCTGTTTTAATAACTGTAAGATCACCATCAGCAAAAAACTCAAATGGTACAGTAAATGCAGTCTGTCCAGCAGTAGCTGTATACTGTATTCTAGGTGATGTGTCTGATATAGCTAATGCCATTGTTTACTAATATAGTCCTTTCTCTAGTTTATCAAATAAAAAATCTGCGTACCATACATTGTTATAAGGTATTGCTCTTCTAATTCTTCTAGCAGTATGATGTGTATGTCTGCCTCTACCCCAGTCATATATAATTTCCATTATATTTCCAATACTAGATCCTGTAGGTGTAATAGAACCCATCTTTCTTTTTAATGATGTACCATAAGGTCTTTTTAATCCTAGTAGTGAAGGTCTTACACCAATTTTATTATCAGATAAAGCCATAACTATTCTATCTATATCTGTAAATATACCACCGATACCACCTCTTTCTGCACCATCTAGTACTTTCTCTGCAAGTGTTTTATTATCATAAGGTGCATTAGTTTGACCAGATCTAACTGCATCTATCATCATTCCAAGTAAAGTTAATGATGCTAATGATTGTAAAAACCTACCATCTTGAGCTTGTAATCCTCTTAATACAACTCTTCTAGTATAAGACATACCAAACTTTTTATACTGAAAAATTAATGATCCAGCTAAAGTATTAGCTAATAATGGTGCATCTCCTAAAGATGGAGTTACTATAGTATTATCTACATCTTGATATAAAGCTGCCCTAAACTTTAAAGCTGCATCTAATTCATCACCATTTTTTATCCATAAATCAGAATTAGCAAACTTTAGTAAATCTTTATCTGCTTGTAGTAAACCATTTTTAGTACCTGGACCGTGACCATATTTTTTATATGCTTCATATATATCTTTAATAGTTTTTATTTCAGATTTTAATTTTGAACCTAAATTTAAACTTGCTAAGTATTGTCTTTCCCAATCTAAAACCTTTTTTCCTGTAGCAAGTCTTTCAACAATATCTAATATTTTTGTTTGACCAGCTATTGTTGCTGCTGTTTTAACAACAACATTCCAAGGGTTTTGCATATTTCCATATTGAAACATAAACTGATTAGCTTCTTGAAAGATTTTTTCTGCTCCTGTAAAACTTGTATGAAGAAAATCATTACCAGATATTATGTTACCTCTAGACCATGCTATTGTCATATCCCACATTTGACCAGCTAATCTTCCTTCTTTTAAACCAGCTTTAAATATTTTTTTTCCACTTTCAGATGCAAATGCTTGTAACAGTTGTTTACTAGTATTCATTAATCCATTGACTGTTATAACTCTACCTATATCTGCTACTTGTGAAAATCCTGTTAGCATTGTTAAATTATTAAATACTTTCATCATAGTAATAGTTTTAAACATATAACTATTAGGATCACCAGGTACACCGTATTTATTTTTAACAAGTTCTCTTGTTGCTTCTAGTACAGTAATAACTTCTTCTAGTTCATCTTTTTTAGTTTCAACTTTTTTCTTTAATTTATTTAATTCTTTTTTTGGTAAATTACTTCCTATAATTCTTTTGTTTAATAATTCAATTTCAGTCATATAAGATTTATATACTTGATCTAATCCTGGAGCATATCCATTTTTACCATCATAAAACCATCCAAAACCATAAGGATCTCCATACTTTTTTGCTACAGCTATATCTGGACCTACTGATCTAAAATAATATGACATATTCATTTCCATATTATCTTCAATAAAACCTTTTCTAGCTAATTCTTTATAATCAATACCTTTTAAAAATCTTTCTTTTAAATGTTTTGAATGATAACCAGCTTTCATTTTATATAATTGTGCTGGAGATTTACCTTTTTCAGCTTTTGGAAATGAATTAGGTGCATAGTTTTTAAATGAATTTACTATGTCATCTATTTGTTCAGCATCAAATTTAGGTTTACCTTTTACTTTTACATCAGCAAGTAACTTTCTCATCAAAGGATTAAACTCATTAAATCTAATTGCTATTTGATCGTGCCTATAATTTATATTTACATAGTTAGGTATCTTTGTAAATTCTGCTAATTCAACATCTAGATTTGCATTTTTTAATGCTTTTTGTGCTTCTGCTAATGTCCATGTTTCTCCTGTTTCTTTTATAAATTTTGTTTTTATTTTAGAATTTATCATACTATCAACTAAACCTTGTGCAAAATCTTGTCTTTTAATTGGTTCCATCATAAACAAACTTAAATTATTTATTTCTCTTGCAAAAACATCATAATAATTTTTACCTATATATTCTGCATACTGTCCTATATCTGCAATATCATGTTTGTTACCATTTAATCTTGCATAAAATACTTCTTTAAAAAATTCATCTGGTGTAATACCTTTTGCAAACTTCATACCAAACTTTGTTTTTGGTTTTACTCCTGTTATATCTTGATTAATTTTTGCAACAACTCTATATCCTTCTTCTATTGCTCCAGCTAGTTTTGGTAAGTGTTCTGTATTTCTTAAAGTTTCTGCTGACAATGGTGTGCCATAAAACTTTTTATTAAAATCATAAAACAAAGGACTAGTAAGCATATTAATAACAAACTCTTTACTTGTCTTACTTCCTTTATTTATTATAAAATCTAAAGGAGATAAAAACCCTAATCTTTCTATACCTAATCCAGTTTTTTTATATCTAAAATCATCCCATCCTAATTGTTTTGTTAGCTCTTCATTGTACCTAGCATAGTTAATTCTTTCTTGTTCTAGTATTCTAGAATCATCTAACATAGTAGATCCTCTATGAATGACATCATTCCTATTATCTAAAATTTGTTGATAAGCTACTCTATTAATTCTGTTTTCATAAGAAGCTCTAGGTTCTCCAGATAATTGTTTAAATACTTTATGTGCAAATTCATGTCGCATAACAAAATTTACAAACTCATCTACATCTTTAAAATCTTTTTTCTTATATCCTTTAACAACACCATCTGCCATTTTAACATTTTTAAATGGTCTGCCTGATTTATACATATCTTTAATTCCATCAATATCTAAGATTATAGTATCTGTTTGTTTATTAAAATATGCTGGAACGTACTGTCCATTTATTCTTGTTTTACCTATTCCCTTACCAATAACTATATTAAGATTAGGATACTCATTCTTCATTACTTTCACATAATCAGTAATATTTTTAGGTATACCTGGCTTTCTAGCAATAGGTTTTGGTCCTTGTAATAAACCAGATACTCCTACTTCAGTTTTAGTTGCATCAGCTAAATCATCTAAATCTATTGTTGTTCCTTTAAAATCATCACCTTTATTATAAAAATATTTATTTCTTCTCACATCATATTTAGATAATACAGGACTAAGTTTATGTAATATACCAGCTATAGATGCTGTAACTATAGCGTCAGCAGTAGTTCTATCTCTATCTACTACTTGTTTAATAGCTTCTTCTCCAGCAAGTACACCACCTATTTTAGAATACCTATTTGATTTATCTCCAAGCATAGCAAATCTTAAAGGTTTACTTAGTATTAAAGCAGATGATGGATCTAAAAAGATTTCACTAACTAAACTAATAGCATTAAAATATGGATTTTTTTGATCTTCTATTTTTTGATTAAGTAATTTAATTCTACTAATAGTTTCTCCTTTACTTCTAGAATCAAAGAAGTGTGTAGGTATTAAAGAAAAATAATTTTTTAATAATGGATCTTCATATGGATTATACTGTGCATCTCTTTCACTATCATAATCTTTATATTGTTT